ACAATCCAAAATGGACAAATTCAGAAATACCAAAAATTTTTAAGCCATATATTAATTAATTATTACTTTTGTTTTGTGAAAGTAATAATTAATTAAATAAACAAGGAGTGAGTATGACACCAGAAAAAGTTTTCAAGCTTGCCAAAATGGTAGCAAAAAGACTTCCCTCGGAAGTGGCAACTATGGTTGATATTTTCATAGGTTATGCACTTAATATAGTCTTTGGTGCAATTAGCAAGGCGGTAAAGGGCGCACCTTTTACAAGTGTTAGCGCTGAAGTAAGGCAAAAAATGGTAGCCTACATCATAGTTGATTGCAATAAATATATTGCTCCGCTTAGAGAAATTTTGACAGGAGAAAAAACAGAATTTGACGCTACTTTTTTAGCAAGAGAAATAAAGGCAATCGAAAAAGACCAATCAATCAAGGCTAGAGTAGTAAGCGAAGGCAATCAAAAAAAGGTACAAATAGCCGTTGGATATGAAGTGCAAGGAGAAGAAAACAAAGAACTTGAAAAGTTAATGAAAAAAGCATCACTTAGTAAAACCGCAAAAGCTTAAAACAAAAAAGGAGTTAATATGACACTACACACAATCGAACTATCACCATCAACACAAATCAGAGTATCTAAAGATACTGTAAACGAAAAAACATTTGGACAGGTTCGTGTTTGGATAAAGAAAAAAGGCGAGAGCGAATATACGCCAACAAGAAAAGGCGTAGCATTTAGTCTTGAAAAAACAGGCGAGTTAGTCCAAGGACTTCTAAACCTTGAAGACTCAATAAGTGCTAAAGCTTAAGCTAGCACAACACAAAAGGGGGGAGTATATTGCTCCCCCTTTGGTATATACAAAATATCTAATATTAGAGATTAGAGTTTTAAAAACTCTAGCATTAGAGAATAGGAGGATTAAATGAAAACAATATTAAAAAGATTAAAAGAAACAGTTGAGGGTGTCGAACAATCACTTATAGATGATTTCGAGTGTATAAGCGATTCTGATTGGATAAATGGTTGGGAAACGAACACCGATGAAGGTTCAATAGCCTTTGACATTGGGTACAGAAATGGAATTAAATACGCTATATATTTATTAAAAAACCAAAAAAAGGAGAACATAAAACAATGAGCATATCAGAAGTAAACCAATTATATAAACCAAAATCAACAGATATTCAAGCTATAATAGATGAATTGGACATAGGCAAAAATATAGAAGAGCGGACAAATCCATTTAGCGGAGAATCTATTGAGTTAAACCCAACAGAAGTTGCTTTATATGACTATCTAATGGGTTGTGAAATAATGAATAATTTTAAAGACAGCGATGTAATCAAAGATTGGTTTTTAAAAAACAATTCAAAAGCGTATATGACGCTATTAGATTAATATATAACGAGGGGAAGCCACCACACTTCCCCTCAACAACCAACGAGCGTATATGTTAGGAGAAAACCACTATTACACTAGTTGTTTTTTAATTCACTAAACACCTTTTTAAAATCTTTTGCCGTAGGGTATATTTTATAATCCGCATCTTTTTTAGACAATAAAAACTTTTTATTTTCTCTTTTTTCTTTTTCCCAAGCTATCTCATTGTCAAAAACACCCATTGGAGAAAATTTATAGGAAACATTTGCCGGAACATCATTAAACTGTTTAAGAGAAGTTGCTAGTTTTTCTATTTCTTTAAAAGCAGAACCCTTACCTATCCTACCTTTTCTAGCATAATGACAAATATGCAATATTCCATCCATAATTTGATATGTTTTACTTGCGCTATTTTTAAGGTGAGCGCCTAAATGGTCTCTCTGTTCTTTATAATTTTTTTTAAGCATCATCTATCCTTTTTATTTAAATATTCATAAATAACTTCAATATCTTCAGTATTCGAGCTAGCATTTACTTTAGTAAATTCGCTGCGGAATATTTTATTTTCTAGCTTTTCAAATTTTATGTTAATAAACCATCTTAACATGTAGTGATTTATAACAATCAAAACAGCTATGTACACTAATGTAAAAACATCAAAGCCATTTTCAGATAAAGATTGTAACCAATATATCATATTAAAATTTCTCCCACAATAAATATAAATAAAGACTATAAATTATGATAATTAAGGAAGTAACTCCTATTATTTCAAGTGAAATCATCCTATATTAACTCCTTTTTTGATAAAAACCTTCTATCCATGTAAAAATTGACAATAACATAAAAGAAATTATTAACAAACTAATACTTAATAAACAAGCCGACCAACTAAAAATAAACAAATGAATCACCCAGTTTGATAAATCAAACACTATCATTGTTTTCTTTGCCTAAGTCTTCTTCGTTTTTAAAAAACTTTATATAATCCCTATACTTGTCTTCAATTTCCATTTCGTTAATCCTACCAAGTAGCAATCTCCTTTTAAACATTTCTTTACGCGTTCCATATTGCAAGGTTAAGCTGTCATTTAGCGCAGAATCATCTCCGCTAGCATCAAATTGAACAGTTTGCGACAACCATTGTTCTTTAGTAATTGACATATTTTCTCCTGTTTTTATTTAAAAAATAACGCGCACAACTTGTTAGATGCGGAGTAACTAGGCTTTTGGAGGGGGTAGTTGTGGGTAGCCTATTCGTCATGCGCGTTTTTATTTCTACAATTTTTACATAAAACTCTTCTTTTGCCATAAGTTGGAAAGTTTTTATAAAAGTAAACTTGAGTATTTTTTGATGAAGTATTAACCTCCTCCCAACAGTTCTTACAGCTTTTACAATAAAATACAGCGTCATCAGCTTTTTTACTATCGTAATTTTTTCTAGAATACGAAGTTTCTATAATTCTTGGGATATAATCAATTATATTTGTCATTTTTTATTCTCTGGAAAAAAATTATTACTCTTTTAAAGTAGCGCCAACCAACATTTATAAAAGCAATATTCAACTGACTATACCCCAATTTTATTCATCATAGATTTAAAATTATCTTCAAATTCTTTTTTATGAATGTTTTCTAATGAAGAGTTTTCTTGTTTTCTAGTTTTGTGTTGTTTATCTGACCTTTTAAAACTAGCTTTTATTAATTCATACTCTTTTTTACTCATAAAAAACCCTTCTCCACAATCACAAATCCCTTCCTCTGCTGTTGTAATTTTATGTTTTGTGGTTTTTTCTTTTAAACATCCATCACATATGTAATGCCATTCTTTTTTTTGCATTTTTAAATTTTGAACTACTTTAGCTTTACCAATCAACTCATCATCATATCTTTCTTGATGCAACCAACTGCTAGCCATAGGAATAAACTCCGCTTCTGTATTATTTTCTTTCCATTGTTTAATGTATGCAATTAAACCATCAATAATTTTTTCTTTTTGCACTCCCTTTTTTCTAAGCATTATATACTTATCTTTTGCTCTTTTTTTATTGTCTTTTCTTGGATATATTTTCCAAAATTCTTGTTCAAACTCTTTTAAATATATATTATTATAATTTATTTTTTTATCTTCTACTTTAACTTCTTCTTCTACTTCTATATTGCATGGCTTTGCTATAGCTTTGCCATGGCTTTGCCATCTTTTTAAAGCACCTTTCCTACCATTGGCTGACATTCTTTCTCTATATGCAATAGAGTTTCCCCTTTCCTCTTCTAACCTTTTATTATATAACCTACCATTTTTTTCAAAAAATCTAGGCTTAACCTGTTCCCAATCTTTTTCAAAATTAGGATGATTTTCGCATAAAATCCTTATATGCTGTTTATTATTTGGAAGTGAACCTTCTATCCATTCATGTAATAAAAGTGTTATATACATACCTCTTTGGCTCATTGTCATTATCTTTACATTAATATCACTTAAAAAATCTCCTGCATATAATTGAAATGCAGGTGATTTACCTTTTTTAAATTTTGACATCTATTTTCCCCCTAAAATATCAATTAGTTTATTTGAATTTTCAAACTCCTGTATTTTTTCAGAATATATACCAGCTTCCTCTTCGTGTTTTTCATAGGATTCATCTTCCTCGTCTTGTATAAGTTCTAAAAAATCATCATAAGGAATAACCGCATAAGCCTTACCCCTGTCTTCTTTAACAACTTGTAAGTCAACTTCTTTTGTATTAGGCTTTATCCACTTTGCTATATTTTTTCTAACCTTACATTGAACTCTCCAATCTTTGCCTTTTGAAGTAAGCAAAACATCAACTTCTTCTCCGTAACCCAAGCTTAAACCATTGCTAGCATATGCTCTTTTTGATTCAATCCCGTAACTTTTTGCCGTATTTACGACTTCTCTTTCAAACCTGTTTCCTTTTTGCTTACTTCTACTTGACATGTTTAACCCCTATGTAAAAGATAGATTATAATTATCGCCAACATTAGTAGGCTCTGAATATACATATTTAGCATAAGTAGAGCTTTTATCTGATTCTACGCTTTTGTATGTGCATTTTTCAGTTGATATATTATAACCTTCTTTTCGTAAATCATTAATAATCGCCGCCAATCTTGTAATTCTATATGATTGTATTGCGCCCCAACTTGTTATACTTCCATTCGATTTTAAATGATTTAATATTATAGATTTTTGAGACAAACCCATTATTGATTCCTGTTAATTGCATAGTTTTTAACTTCTTCTTCTGTGTCATTTGTATGAACTTCAATAGGTGCATTATCAAACAATCCATGTTCTTTTTCAAACTGCTCTTGCTCTCTGTCCACTTTAACAGTTTTTTTAACAGGCTTAGTGCTTTCAGCAGTTCTATATATTAACTCTGCGCTTGCTTTTGCTTTTATTTCTTGATTGTCCATTTTTGATACAATAAAGTCTAAATACGCTTTTGGTATCTCTTTCCATTTCATCTGACTATATTTTCCAAACCCAACCTTAGATTCTCTAGTGTCTTCACTCCAATTTAATGGTTGTTCTGAATTAAAAGGTTTTGTTGTTTTTTTTGGAATAACAGAAACTCCATTTTTTTGTTGCTTTATAGCATTTTCAACTTCATTTGCAGATGCAAACTCTGACCCTACAAACCCTGCGCTAGCTAATGCTCTACCTATAGCGCTTGTTTCGCAGTTTTCAATTGCAGATGTTTTATTTATATGCCCTTGATTATATGTTTCTTGAGCATATCCTTCATATATATTGTCTGCAACTTTAATAGTTGTTTTCATTAAAACAGTATTTCCGTCGTTAATAATTATTTCTGTTGTAATGCTTTTTATGTCTTCTTTATGTTGCTCGTGAAAAAGCTCTATTCTTTCTGCAACAGTTCGGTATTGTTTTCCATGTATGTTTACAGGCATTTATATTTCTCCTATTTTTGGTTTTATTACATTGGTTGTTTTGTATGAAAATTTTGTTTCTTTGTTTTCTTCGTAATCGTTAGGAACTTCTCCTGTTTCTTTTATATATTTTATAATAGCGTTTTTGTCCGGCTTTTCAGTAATTTTTGTAGGTATGTTATTACTATAAGAATACTTAAGCAAATCTGAGTCTTCTCCAAACTTCCTAGTTGTTCTTGTGGTTAATTTTAAAACTCCATTTGGCATGTTCGCAGTTTTTTTATCAGTATCAGCGTTGTAATCTTTCATGTATTCATTTAATATTTGTTCTCTATATATAATTTGCTTATAAACTGATTTTACTCTTCTGTCGTAAAACTCTACCGCATCTTGCTTTTTTCCTTGGAGTTCTTTTATTTCGTTTTCTAATTGTCCTATTTTCCATAAAATTTGGTCAGCATGAATATCAATAAGTTTATCGTTTTCTACTTCATCATGTAATTCTTCTAGTTGGATTTCACTATTGTTGTCTTTCATTTTTATCTCCTAATATATTTTTTTTTAAATGATTTTTAGTTTCTTCGCTTGGAGTAACTTTATAGCCTTTGTTTTCAGCGAGAGTATAAATAAGCTGATAAAACTCCCTTACCTCTTTTTCTGAGGTTTCATTAGGCGGTTCTATTTTCATTTTTAACTCTTTATCTGACATAATTAGTTATTCCTTTGACAACAATATTGTTAAAATAGCCACAATTTCCCTGCTCTACGCTACAATCTTTACC